GTCCAAGTTGAGAAACTACTATTGAATCAGTTGAAAGATTATTTTCAAAAACAATCCCACCAATGACTTCTGAATTTTTATACTTGATAGGAAAATTTAAATATGGATCCTTTTCTCCTGTACCAACAGCATAACTAAAGATTTTGTTTCCTGCAAAATCACTTAGATAAAATTGTTTATCACCGTAGCTGTTTTCGTCAACATCATATAAATCAAATAACGGTGCTTGGTTAATAGAACTTCGTTGCTGTCCGTAAACCCACTCGGTTCCATTGTACCACCACTCTGTACCATTATTTTCTACTCCTAGTAATATAACAACGGTTGCATTTACCGGAGGAGTAGTATCATAGGAAGGTACTAATGTTAATGTTCTTGTGGTTCCTACATTGACAAATTTTACTTCATAGATTTTTCCTACAACAGCAGGATCTTCGGCTACAGAAAAAATAATTCTATGACCTTCTTCTAACTCCACTCCGTCAAGATATACCGTCGATGTTGAGTTATTAATTGTAGAAATGTCTTCAATTTCTTTATCAAAAATATCAACAGGCTCAAGGCCAGTAGTTCCAAAATTAAAAAGTTTGATATTAGGAACAAATTCAATAATAGGTCTTTGTGCTCGTGCCTTACTATTGTATGTAGGCTCTCTGCCGTTTATACGAGCGCTTAATCTAATAACATCTTTATGAACCCATCTATTATATCTAGACCAAGAATTGGAATCATTGCTGGCCCTATTAATAGTTACGTACTCAGGAATTATTGGAATTTCTCTGTCATTGTCAAACGGAAAGTTATCAAATTCATGTGAATCCCACCCGTCGGGATAGGTACTTAAAAAGCTCTCAGATACCAATAGTTGTTTAAAAGGAATTAATTTAATTGCTGAGCCGACACCTTCTACATAAAACGTTTTATCGTAAAATTCATCAGCTTCGGCTGGACCACTAAAACTTACAAGCATACCATTGGATAAAACAGTGGATGTTGTTCCTTCTGGAGTTAGAACTTCAACTGTTGGCGATACTTGATTTATCACAGTCGATGTTCCTGATACAATTTCAATTAGGTCAGGACCTTCGGGTACCCAATAATAGTTTTGATAATTTACTAACTTATCCCAATCAACGTGTGGATTATAAGACAAGACTTCAGATCTAAATAATCTATCTAAATTGTTTGTATATCCACCCTTAACAGAAATTTCATTGATAAGATCGTCATACCCTTGGGTATCAGTTATGTTATTAAGATTGTCTCTCAATATCAATGCTGGATCTAATTGGTAAGGTGTTCCATTTGAAAGATATATATCTGCTGTAGAATTATAGGTAGGAGTCTGGGTAGATCCTACATAGCCATTAATACGTTCTAACTGAGGAGGTTGAATTAACTGATCAATTGTGCTTGATAAGAATTTAGAATTTCTTTCTGTGCGTAGAAACTCTGGCAATAATTTTACTGAATTAATTTTATTTGTTGTCATTTTTCTTATCCAACACTAAGCAAAGTAGTATTCAATTTTGACGCAGTAATAGAGTCTATAACCTCAATGTCTGTTGCAAGGGCGCCGCTGATAAAAATTTCATTAGACTGGCAAGCCACTTCATATAAACTACCAAAGTTATTAACAGTAGGTACTATTACAAAGTTAGTAATGTTTGGTGTTAACAAATTCATTATGTAAGTTGACAATTCACTAAAATAAAAACTCTTTCCAAAGTCCCAATTTTCTAAAGCAAAGAAGTCGTTGATTCCTTGTAATATTCTAGATTTAATATCGTTGTCGCTTATTGTACTAGATGAATTCTTTACTGCTTTAAAAGTTGCTCTAAGATTAATATCCGCAGAATGGCCAAATAGTACTTTGTATTTCACCGGCTGATAAACTATTTCATCACTGATAGTTTTTATTGGTTCAAGCACACTGTCGTAACTACTTTCTAATGATTGACTAGAAGGTGTCTTTGGCTGCTCGCCGACACCAGTTAATAACCAATTTCTAAATTGAGAATCATAGTCTGCTGTTAGCATGTAAACATCTATAATATTACTCTTGCTTGGATCTATTCTTCTATCTTCGCCACTGTTATGCAGGTAGTGGAAACTTAAATCTTTCCTTCCTGGATATGCAACATACTCAGGTCGATAAACAAATTCGTTTGAACTATCAACAGTTTTAACAGAATTAGAATCAAGGAAGTAATACAAATATTCTGTATCTAAGACATTAGAAAAATATTGCCTTGCAGAATTTTCTGTATCAAATACAAGATATAGTTCTGAATCAACTGGTGTAATTCCCATTCCATCAGACAGAATTTTAAACATAGTAATTCCGTCAGATGTTCCATTTGTAGTATTTCCTACAATATTTTCAAACGAATCAGGATCAATAATTTGACCTACTGTTCCAGCATCTTGGTGTGCATAAAAACTTATGTCCACTCTTGAAGGATCAACATAACCATCAAGCTCTGTTATAGCACCGTTAACTTGCCACGAATAATTAATACCCAACGGTTCATGTGTTCCAGTTTTTGTGTTAATTGAGAGAACATTTATTTTATCCTTAATGACAGTATTATTTTTGTAATCAAAATTTACGTCACTTTTATCAATAAAGAATCCAGTCTGTTTTTCACTTTGGAAAATATAATTTTTTACTCTATATCTTACATTATATTCAGATCCTGTCCATGCAAATGCAATCATCCAACTAGTATCAAGATTGTTATCTGATACATCGCCTTCGTTATCTAAGCTAAAAGGACTTACCAAATTAATATTTGTAGATTCAACAACTACCCAATCTCTCGAGTCAGAATCAAATCTTAATCCAAAATTTCTTTGAGCTAGGCAAAGATTGACCAAATCATTTTCAAAAGTATAATCTAAATTTGTTTTAAAGGTAGGTATAATTTCTACTGGCACTGATCCATCGCTAATTCTATTTCCTAGAATAACAGGTCCTGTACCATCACTAAGATTACCTAGTCCATAATTTGATCCGTCACCGATAACCTGAGTAACTGTTGCCCAAACATAGTCAACTGTTTTATCAGTTTTTGCAGGAACAACTTTTCCATTAGGAAGAAAATATTGTTGTTTTCCAGTTGAAGATAATGGAGGAACAAACTTAATCAACGATCCTGTGGTTATATATTTTAATATCCCGCTTGTAAAAGAACCAATACTCTGAGGTGTATCTACATCATATAATTGATTTGTAGCATAAAAATAGCCGCGACCTTGTCCTGCTACTATATTAGTTAAATTCCATCTAAATGAAGGCGCAGAGGTATTATAAGACCCGTCTTCGTTTCTATTCAATTCTACAGGACTCAATTTTCTATAATTGTCAATATAAAAAGTTGTAAATTCATCTGAATCAATGATAGGTTCAAGTTGTTGTTTAATTACAGAAAAAATATCATTTCTACTTTGATATGCAAAACTAAAATTATATTCGTTTGAAATTTTATATATTAATCCGTCTGTGCCAAAAATATTTGTAGAGCTATATTTTGAACTTACATCACTTAGTTCAAAATACTTGCTGACACCGCTGCTGACCCTATTAATACTTTTGACTTTTAATATATTGGTAGTAAGTGTCAGTGGAGATATATTATAATCTTCTCCAGTGACCATTCTATTTTGTGTATAATAAGTCTGAGGAGCATTTCTCTGAATACTTTCATTAGTTTCAGACTCTGCACTATTGCTTATTGTATACTGCAATCCTAGAGTAAGTGTTAGGCTTTGATTTTGTCCATTCTTGCCTAGATAAGGAATTGTAACTACAACGCCTGATAGTTGTTCAGGTTTGATAGAATATCTAAGTCCATTACTTTGCCTATAAAATAAAACAAACGTTCCTTTAGGAAGATTACCAAAACTACCATCGGCAAAGTTTAAATCAATTTGATCGTTGTCTCTTGAAGTAACACTATACATGTTTCTTAAATTTTTATTAAGACTGTTATAGATAACATTGTTTCCAGCAAGAGCAGGAACCTTAGTCCAGGTATTTGTTGGATATTCGCCATTAACATCTAACTGCCATAACCATACATCAGAGTTATTGATGCTGTTGATATTAATTCCAATAATTTCGTTTGGTACAGGATTTGAAATTGTAAAACTTGATAGTCCAAGCGTTCCTTGTTTGAACATTGCAAAGAATCCTGTATTTGCACTACTAGAACCTTTATTATCATTTTGATATAGCAGACTAACAGAAGATGCAGGTTTTGGCGGCATCTCGTAGATATAAGATTCGCCACTAAAAGATGCTGGAACTATCTCAAAGGACATAGAGGTTCCGTTGATATTCTTTAAAAAGCTATAAACAGGAATATCTGTATTTGAACTATTGATATAATATTGCTCAGTTAAAACTCCGTTAATTGTTGCACGGTCGTTGGGCTTGCCAAAGATTGTAGAACCGGGCATTGCAGAATTTAAAATACTAGTAAATTGCTCGTACCAATTTACATTTGTAGCATCGTTCCATGAAATTGTAGTGTTGGCTAAATTAACTCCAGTAGAATCAAGTACGCTCTCTGTTGTAGATAATGCAGTTATCTTTAACAATCCCTGTGATGCAACATTGCGTTTAGGAACATAGCTAATTAACTGGGCCAGTCTTAAAATGCTGTCTCTGCGCTGTGCTGTCTCTAAGAAATTTTCTCTTGCATTTAGATCAATACGAAAACTTAAATTTTGTCCTAAAAATGCAATTAAATCAACTAGGGCAATATATTCACTGCTATCAATGAAATCATTAAAATCTTCGGGGTAATTTTCTTGAAGATAAGAAATTAGTACTCTACGAATAGTATTAAAATCATAACTTTGAAAGTCAGCATTTTGAAAAGACTGGTATATTTTTGTCCAGTCTTCTGTAACTAGCAGTTTGGTGTTTGTTGAAGGAATAGTCATAATATTATTTTATACCAATATTTATTTGATGTATAAACCAGGTATATTATTGCACATTTAATCCTGCTTTCTGATCAAAAGTTAAAATCATATTGCTTACCTGATCTGTACCATTTAATACCAATGTCGCTTCAACAATGTAACCTGTGGGATATTCTGTAAGAGTAATGTTTGTAGGAGTTACTCGAGGATCACTATTGCATATAGTAGTAATATCATCATTTAGTGCTTCTCTAACATCGGGAGTTAGAGGTTCCATGAGTAGGTCCCAAATGACACTACCAAATGACGGGTTCATTAGGCGCTCGCCTTTTCTTGTATTAAATTGATTTAAAATGTCTTGTTTAATTAACTCTAGGTCATACAACTTGGAACTTGTATTTTCAGAATTCAAGCTACTAAACCCTACATAAAAGTGACTAACTTTTTTAGGTTGTTCAGCAATTGCATTGGCGTTAGTAATTTCAAGAGACTTATAAGGCATAATACTATTTATTGTCCTGTTTTAACCGGGTTTCCTTGACTGTCAGTAAGGATTCCACCTGTGCCTGTTTGAACTATATTTGATTTTAATTGTCCAAGGAAACACTCATAGTATCCTTTCTTTTTTGCTTTAATGTTAGAAACGTTATTTGCACCCACTGCTCGCATAGCGGCTTCAAAGTATCCAGGATCGTTTGGATCAACTTTACACCTACGAAGCATGTATTTGACACTGACTTCGGCTGCAATATCTGGCTGATTCAATAGTTGAGGATTGTTAATCAAATCATGACCGGTAAGATCTTTATAGACTTGATAATTTCCGCGGCCAGTAATCTGGATGTACCCTCTACCTATGTATTTTGCACCGTCTCCTGGAAGAGTATTGCCCAGTCCTTTGCCCTTGGCTGTTTGATAGCCATATATAAATTCAGGGAATTGGCCACCAGGATTTCCGGCCCATTTTTGAGCCAGTTCTCTATCTCCTTTGAACACTCCAGGAAATACTTCTAATAATCTATCAGCTGAATAGTTAAAGTTTTCTTCAACTGTTTTCCATCTTGTTTCGCCACCAGCAATACCTAATAAGGATGCAATAGCATTAGGGTTTGTTAAACCAAATTTAGCACAGGCAGCTTTAATTGCGGCAATACCTGCTTGGCTTGCTGGATTATTAATGTCTTTGGCATACTCAGGAGAGCATGTTCCGGGAACAATTTCTGGTTGGTTAGCCGGGGCTTGAGCTTCTGCATTAGGGGCAGGCGGAACACCAGCAGCAGCCCTATCAGACCCTGGAGAAGTTTGCAAAGTAACGTCTGTAGCTTCAGGTGTAAATTTTGGAGGATTAATATTCTCATGTTGTGCCCAAGGTTCATGTGTTGGCACACGTTGCATGATTGTTCTAATTGTACCTGTGTTATAAAACTTGTCAGGACCCCAACCGTATTTTACATCCCTGTTAGGTAGAGAATAGATAGAAAGCAACGGAGGTGTTTCTGCGGTTTCAGCAAGTTCGGGTGGTTGAGCTGCTGGACCGTTCATATGAATTGCTGAGCCTACCATAATAAGATCCCCATTTGAATCTATACTAAAGACTCCTCCTGAACCTAGTTTAACACCTGATCCACCAATTAAGTTAACATCGCTGACCGCCGAGGCCTTAATATCTTTTCCAACATTTAAATTGAAGTCGCCAATTGATGTAATTTTTGCAGTTTCGCCAATTGCTAGATGAAAATCATTTCTAACAGAAGTTTTACTATAATCATCTATCGAAAGGAAATGATATCCTCCAACGTTGGTTTCCATATTTTTTATTGAACGCAAATTAACGTTACGTCCTGCTTCAATATTAATATCCCTGTCTGCTCTAAAATTAAAATCCTGTTCTGAATGTATTGAAATTGAATCTTGTGCAAAAATATCAATTTTTCCATTGCTGGTTAATTCAACCCATGCTGTACCTGCGCTATTAGCTATATAAATTAAATCTTGACTATTGTGTAAAAGTATTTGATGCCCTGTACGAGTTCGGATTCTTACCAGCTCATTTTGTCCGTTTATATCTCCGTCATCCATTACAAATGTGCTTCCACCGAGCCTGCTAACTGGTGCTGTACGCTTTGTTGCATATCCAATCTGTCCTGTTTTTGCACCAGGGCTAGTATCAAGCGGTCCTGGTGTACTAATTCCAAACACACCACTAGGTACCTCTCTTCTTGCACTACTTGAAGTTATTCCTCTTACGGTATCTAATAATAATCCTTGCTGCACTAGCCTGTCTGCAAAAGGATGAACTGGTCTAGGAATCTTGTCAACATTTGGATTGTTTAATGTTTGTGTTCCTTTTAAAAATTCAGCTACAGGAAGATTTGTTGTTCCGTATCTTAGTTTTTGTTCTTGTGTTGCCGCTGTTGATTGACTAGCAGCGATTCCAGGAACCATATGATTCTGAAACTGATCCTGGACGCATCCCATCCAGTATCCCTGATTAGGATCACCGTCAATAAAAATTACCATTACAACTGTTCCTACATCTGGCGGGACTGCCCACCAACCATAGGACTTTTGTACGTCATTAAAATTGCTACTGTTATTTCCTTCGTAACGAATAGAAGTCACACCATAGAAAGGACTTAAATATCTTACAATATAAGTATCTTCTTGATTATCAATTGAATTTTGTAAATTTTTAATCAATGATACTTCTAATGATCCCATGTATGTAGGATCTAAATGGTTAGTAATTTCTGCAAGAAAAGGTCCCGGGCTGGGCAACCTACCTCGCTGTCTTGTTTCTTGTGCCATTTATTTTACCTTATCATTATTTTATCAAGAGGACTGTTGCCTGAGGTCTTACTACCAAACTTTGCTGCTGCTGATGTACCTAAGTTACCTACAACATTTATAGGACTTCCAGGATATCTGTTTTGTAAAGCCAACAACTGACCTTCTCTTGTTCCTGCCAGGCCAGTAAGACTTGCAAGTTGACTATTCGCTGTAAGATATTTGAGACCGCTTGCAACAGTATCAGCTATATTTTTATTTCCGTATGTGGTATTAGTTGGACTCTGATACGTTGGTTGTGATGATGCTACTGCATCGTTTATAGTTTCAGAAGAAATTCGATTCTGTGAAATCTGTGAAACATCATTAACACCAAATGCACTTGCAAGGGCGCGAGGTCCGCCAGTAGCTGAAATTCTATTTAAAAAGCCAGTGTCTGGGGCGGGCAATGGAGCAGTCGAATATGGAGCAGTGGCAGGCATATTTTGGAATCCTTCAGGCCCAAATCCGTTAACGTAGACTCCCTGTGCTGTCGCAACACCAAGATCTGTATCTGCTGGAACTTTTTCAGAAATTGCAGATACTTGATCAATAATTTTGCTTTGAAGATTTGGCGACAA